GCTTGTGGTCAACGCAATCAATCCGCCCGCCATTGGCGTAAGTGAATTGATGATATTGACTTCCGAACTAACGATTGTTTCCGTGAGCGCATCACTGGCTTGCGAAGGAAACGATGTGTTAAAGTTTTCGTATAAGCCAACCTGTGACAAGAAGAAGGTCGCAGGCTGCAACACGGTGCCGGCGAACGCCTTGCGTTGATCGAAATAGCTAACCACACCCGGGTTGTTGTTGCCTTCAAGCAGTGCGGTTGCGGTCGCCTGGCCGGCATTTATCCCGTCGTTGATAGTGAAGGTGATCGTGTTGGCCGGCGCCGCGCCGTTGTTGGTGAAAACGGTAAGCTGGTTTTCCACCACGAAACCTGTCACGACCGCGCCGGTGGTCGTGCCGGAATAGTCGCCCCCGGTTTGCCCGGTCACATTGCCGCTGACGGCAACCGAAAGTAAAATGTTCGGTGCATGGTAGTGGGTGCCCCCGGCCGTGATGGTGATCGATCCGCTGGCGGGTTGCCAACCATTGTTTGCGGCGGTCCACGATCCGCTGAAGGCCAGCACCAAGCCGGTGCCGGGTGTCGGGCTTCCTTCCCCAATCGTCAAGGTTGGTGCCGAGTAGCCGGTCCCGCCGGTGACCACGGTAAAACCAGTAATCGCCCCGTTGCCGGCGTCGTTGGCCGTGGCGGTTATTTCCGCACCGCTGCCGGTCGGATCGGTGATCGTGACGATCGGGTTGATGTAGCCGTAGCCGGGCGTTACAAGTGTTACGCCGACGATCTGACTGCTTTGGAAAGGGTTTTGCGCGGTGGGTGGCGTCTGCGTAAAATCGGGCTCTATGTTGTCGTCAACAAAGGTCGTGCTTGTTGTGGTGCCGATATAACCGCAAAAGAACGGCGGCTGCACCAGGTTGCCCCAATTTTGCGCAATGACCGGGATTGCCGCATACACCCGATAGCCGCGGGCGCCCGTAACGGGTTGCCAGCCTATGAGATTAGCACACCCGGTTGTCTGGTTGAGTGGGTTGTTGGCGACGGTTACGAACGCGCTTGCGACGCTTTCTTCACCATTCTGCGCAACAGAAGTAACGTAGTAGAAATATTGTAGAACCGACAACTGCCCGTCTAGGTTGGGGCCGAAGATCGACACCCGATAGAGGCCGGTGGGTGGTTGGATCACAGGCGCAAAGCTTATCGTGGTCAACACCCAATCTGTCGCCGCCAACCGCTTAAGTTGTGCCGGCTGATAATTGACATGCGCGATATCCAGCACATCCGCGCTTTGTGTGAACTTCAAGGCGAACAGGTCGGCATTTTGATACGGCGATGTAATATAATAAATGTGTTCAAGCGTGCCGCCGCTGACGTAGGGCGTCCAATCGTCAACGATTACACCTAGGCCGGTAATGGCGTCGAATAGCTGGCACGTATTCGTGCCGGTAAGAGAAATGATAAGCGTGCGGGTGTTGATGCCGCTTACGCCGTTGGCAAGCAGCAAACCTTCAAACCCAATGGCATAGACCTGATCGCCGGACGCGATGCCACTCGGCACCGCCGACAAGGTGAACGTCGCCGGCAGGCCTAAGCCGGGCGTCACGCTGGCGACGTTCAACGTTTGATCTATGACATAGGCGCCTTGGTAGATAAAGCGGATCAAGCCTTCTGTGAATTCCAGCACATAAGCTTGCGTGCTGCTGAAAACGAATTTGAAAAGGCGAACTAAGCTATTTTGAAAAGGCGCCGGGCCGACGAAAGACGTGCCCGGCCGGGTGGACACACCACCCCGATAGTCAACAAAAAAGTTTCGGCAAACCGCTAGACCATTCTTGTAGCGCGCTAAATCCGTGCGCCCCCACATTTGCGGCGCCAGCTCGCCCGCCGAAAAACTGGATTGAATGAAGGGCGCGGCCATGGATCATATCCCTAGAAACGAAATGGCATCCCAGCCCGCGCAATACGCATCAGGGCCGTTTCCATTATCGTCGGTCATGTAGTCGCCGGCAAAACCGCGCACGGCAATCCAATCTGGTATTTGGTTTACATTCGTTGAACCTTCATTGCCGTCCGATACGCGGGCGGCCATGACGGCTTCGATCGCACTTTCCCGCGCCATCTGCGCAAGCTTCTTGTCACCCGAGATCGGGATGCACAGGCGCCACGCCAGCGAGCCTATCATTGCGGTTACGAATTGGCTATCCCAGAGGGCGGGGTTCAAGACGCGCCAACCATAGACCGCAATGGCGTTCTCGGCGTTGGTGAAGATGCACCGCTGGTAATCCTGTGTCGTGCTGCGGTCCAGGCCTTCGACGAACCGAACACCGCGGCGCCAGCTCAAAGGGGTTGGCGTCGTCGTCGCCACGCTAAACACCGGAACCGAACCGCCAGCTTCGATCGCCTGAATAGTCGGTAAAATGGACCACACGCGCACACTGTCGCCCGGCACCAAATAGCTATAAAGCCAAGGGATCGGCGGCATCGTCAACGGGTTCCACATGCCATTGGCCGGACCTGGTGCCGGGTTTTCCGGTGTCCCGTTGGCGGCCTTGAGTAAGGTCAAGTAATCCTGCCGGCGAGAGAAATTCCATTGCGCGCCGCGAAGCAGCGCATCCCGCGTGCTGTCGAAATAGAGCCGCACCGCGTTCGCTTCGTTGCTGCGTTCGGAAAAATTGGTAATCGTGTCGCGCGCGCCGCAAGCCCCCAGCGCCATATTCGCGATATCGGTTATGGTGATCTCATTCCCAGGCATCAGCTTTGCTTATCGAAAAGCTTCTTGGCAACCGACTTGTCGCCGCTGCCCGAAGTGATCGCCATATCGGTAATTTGCAGACTTATATTGCGATCGGCGCCGCCTTGATTTTCGTACGCGCTCACGGCGCACACTTCAACCCGCGCCTCAATCGTCATAACCTGGCCGACTGCCGGCATTTCGGTGATGCCGAGTTTTTCGATATCGTCTGCGCACAAAGATATTTGGGTTCCGTAACTATATTCCGGCGCATTGGCCGGGGTCGGGTCGCTATACTCCGTCGCCTCTTTCGGTGTGAGCTTGAGGCTAACAAGTTTTGCCATGACAACCCTCCTCGAAATGGTGGGGCGCTTGGTATCCCTACAATCCCAAGCGCCCCGGTTGCCGCTACGCCGCGCTGACGCGGGGTTTCGGCGGTGGCGGCGGTGGCGGCACGCTGGGGGTTGCGGCCGCCACCGCTGCGGGTGCTGCGGGAAGCTTTACCGGGCTGTCGGATTTTTGCAGCCGATCAAGCAGAGCGGCTACTAAATCCTCGGCACCAGGCGTGTGCTGCAACGAAAGGTGGCGCAACGGATCGGTGGTTTGAGCACCCGCCCGATCTTTCGCCGCCTTGCCTTCGTCACACAACGGGATCATGTGCGGTCCTGGTTTGCCATCGAATTCGATGACTTCCAGCGCGTTCACGATCCGGGCAGCTTTCCCGGGCGCTGGCGCAATGAACGCCTTCGCTGAAAGCTGGTATTTGCACGTAGGCCAATCTTCCCGCAACATAACAGTGTCCTCTCTTGTTTCGGCTTACGCGCCCGCGCCTGACGCCGGGGGTGGCGTAAAGCCACTTTGGTAAAACACCTGGTCGTCGCGGCCGATCGTGAGGCCTGCGAAGATAGTGCCGGCGGTGATAACCGGGCTGGTGCCGCCCAGGGTGTAGGTCAGTTGCAGGAACCGCGGCGGCGCCTGGCCCGGTGCCACCGGCGGCAGCACGATCGGAAACACGTAGTCAGCGAGGCCGACCTGTTCCAACTGTGCCGCGGTATAAACCGGGCTCATCAGCATTGTTCGATAGGTGCCCGGTGCGCCGCTGCCGTTGTCCGGCGCACCCTGCAAGGCGAATTGCAGGGTTACGTTCGTACCTGTCGTGGCAAGGTTGTTGATCGTGAGCGTCAGGAAAGGGCCGTTGCTGTCCGGCCCTACACCAAGATCACGGCCTTGACTGCCGCCGATCGCCGGGCCGCCAAGATCAACCACGTAGCTTGACGTGCCGTTGCTGACAACGGTAGCCAGGCTAGTGCCTTTCTGTTCAAAGATCGTTGTGCTGTCGATAAACATTGTGGTTTCCTTTTCCGTTGTGGTGCGCGCCGTTGGCCGCGGTTAGGTCACTGCCGCTTCGGTTGACAAAAGCTGGTCAACGATGCGGATAGGCACGCCGCGGAAGGTCGGCACCACCATGCCGGCAAATTCCTGC